CTCCAGTAGGAGCTTCAATTATCTCTGAGGTTAGAGCTGGATCTTGTCTTGCGTTAGTAACCTCTAAAGTCGCAAACGTAAATGTTCCATTAAACTCTGGAGGATTAACAATTAAAACTCCTTCGATAAAATCTGATCGAATACCAATATCACTAACAGCAAAAATACGAACATCAAATGTTCCATAGTTTCCCTCTAAAGAAATAACTCTTTGAGCTGTTTCTCCTTCAAATCCAACAAGATCACTACCTTTTCCGAGTTTATACTGAAAAGAATAATTGTCAGATGTTCCTAATACTTCATAACTAGCATCAAGATCATTGACGTCAAATTGAATACCTATTGCTGTCGACTTCATTATTTTGTCAAATCAGTGAGTATTAAATTTTCTGGAGATTCAGGAATCGCCATATCAGCTTGAGGAGGAATAGGTAATACAGGTTTTCGGATAACGCCTTTTTTATCGACATTACTAAATTTAGCTTGATTATACTCGAGTCCAGTAACTTCATATTTATTTTCAGAAACTTCCTTTACACTTATAGTCCTAAATAATTGACTCTGCAAATATCTCTGAATTGCAGTTTGCGGATTTTCAAGGTAATTAACTGTTCCTTTTATAGTAGAACTTAATGATGCATATTGAGACTGAGAATCAATTAATTCTATCATATTATCATTCACCTTAAGTATCTTCCATTTCCCATTTATATTAGAATCTGCGCCTTTTATTTCAACAGTTATATTATTTTTCAATACAATTTGATGACCCTCAGTTAATTCTACCCTGATTGCATTTTCTTGCTGTGATGAATCGTCAGCATCTATTTTAAATACGCTACTGATATCAGACGTTTTATAATAGAAAAAATTAGAACCTCCAATATCAAAGCTTTGGTTATCTGCTCCAGGAGTTAAAGACGACGGCTCATCTATGTTTGGATTAAATTTAAAAAAGTATCCATTAGGAGAAGAATTATTACCAACAATATAACCTACATATTTTTCACCGATAACATACTCAGATCCATTAGCAGCTGCAGTAGTAAAATCATCATATATAAATATTTTACTTATATTAGATTTTTTTGCATCATCATAGTATATATAAACCCAGCCGCTAGAATTATCATTTTTTTCATCATGTTTAAAAATGTACCAATATTCATTTTTTAATGTAATGTTTGTATAAACCCAGCCGATCGATGCAATATAAAACCAGATATCATTACCACTTTCTCTATCAGCAATTTCTTTAACATAAACCCAACTATGTAAACCCTCAACATAAAGCCATCCATTATTATCTGCATTATAAACATATCCAAAAATATCAGAAAAATTCCAAGATTCAGCTGCTGCTGGACTTAAACCTAAATTAGTTCTCTGATCTAGAGTTAAAGGTATTTTTGATTTTGTTCCAATTATACCTTTAATAGAATAAGTTGCGCCTATTTGAATTTGATCAATAGCCTCTTTTGTTTTAGCTTGATCTTCTGGACATATAAAATGAACCCCGCCAATATTACCCAGTCTATCTTTGCCAATGTCCGTTACATTAACAGGAACACCATTTGAATTTTTGGACACTTGAAACGTACTTTTTGTAGCGTTGATTATATAATACGCGCTTGCGCTTATTCGATCAGGATCTAAACCTCCAGGAAGTTGTCCGTCTGAAACAAATCTCACTCGATCTCCATCAACAAACTTATGGTCGTATATCGAGAATTCATTTTTAGAAACTGATAATTGAAAATCTCTTTTTAGTAATAAATTTGAAACAATTGTTTTTTGACCGCTTCTTCCCTCAACCTCTAAACTAGGGTCGACAGATATCATGCCATCAAATCTTAATATCTGGGGCGCATTTACAGAAACTATTTCTGCGTCCTGATCTTGTTCAGACTTTTCGAATTTAGATCGCAGATCTATTCTTTCATAAGAGGAATTTGTAGAGCCGGCGGTTATAGATATTTCTACCCTATCAATTACGGGAGATTCTAATATAAGTCTATCAATTAAAACAAACGGGTCATCGATCTCTAAAGTATCAGTAACCTTTCTTTTATCAAATACGCCTAAAACCCTACCGCTATTAGATCGACCAGCCCTCATTTCATCAGATACTTCAAATATTGATCCAGGAAATAAATAAGAAGCTTCTTGACCCGCGGTGAATGTTATCGTTTCCGTCTCTAATTGCGAAGAAAAAAGCATCCACTTAGCTAGACGTCTTGCTTGACTAGATGAAGTTATACCAAACCCTAAAGTTTCATTCTCTTGATAGCCTAATTTTTGCATAGCTTCTGCATCTTCTTCGTATACAATATCAGGCTTAAAACCTTTATCCTTGTTATTAAATCTGATTACGGAAGCCGTAAATTTTTTATTCTTGTGCATTCCTGAATACCTAAAACCTCCACCAATTATATTCGAATTCGTAAATAATTGAGAAGGATTTTTAAAAGAATCCTGAATAGACAATATTTTTCCAGCAGAATATGCTACAATACCCCTAAATATAGAACACATAGAATTCATTGCTTGTAACGCGTCAGATCTATCATGCATAAGTAGATTCGCAGAAAATCTAGACTCAACAATAGGATGATTGATCTGTACAGCGCAAGCTCCATATGTAGATCCATTTGATTGGACGGCAGGATTACTACTAAACGATGGACCTGAAACGGTAACCCTTTTATTCTCAGGATCACTATAATGCAATACCCTTTCTTCTATTAAAATTTCTCCAATTCTGAGCGCAGATTTCTTTTTTAACTCTGAAGCTGACACAGATCCCTGATGTATAAAAAATGCAATTTTTCTACCCCTGTATTCAGCCCCCTTACCAAATTCATTTTCGAATTCTGCAGAAGAATAAGTTTTATATGAAGATTGTCCATTTTCTTGATTACTCCCAGATTTACTATAGTAAGAAGTTCCATCAAGAATAATTTCAAAATATTCACCCGCTTCATCCATTTTATTGTTGGTCGAAAAACCTCTTGGAGCGCCTGTAGAAGTTTCGATTGGGTAATCTGTTTCAACAAGTTCGTCGCAGTATTTAGCTATTTTGTATAATTGCCACTTATCAATATTTGTTTCTTCAATTCCATATTTACCTAGCCCATATCTAGCATTATACAGCATATCAAAAAATATCCAAGCAGGATTATCACTCCACACCTTAAACTCATCTGATACAGCGTGAATTGATTGATCATCGCTGTCTTGACCCTTGAATAAACCATTCCAAGGTCCATCATATTTTCTTGCAACAGGATCATAATTACTAGGAACTAAAATTTTCTTTAACTTCAAATGATAATTTCTTTCCGGCATTTGAGAGAAATTTTTACTGTCAAAAGTTAATTTACAAATTGCAGTATGAGGATAAAGCATTGGAAGATCAATTTCTTCAACAATATGTGCTAATTGAAGGTTTCTTGATCTACCTACTCCGCCGACTTCTCCACCTTTTACAGATGGATCAAGCTCTGAAGAAAGTTTAATTACATTAAACACAACTCCCTGGCTTAATTCTTCTGAATTTATTTTTGCATTAAAATTAACAACAATATCAAACTGATAAGTTCCTGTGGCAATACCAGTTAATTCAAAGTAAGCGTTTTCAAGGTCATCACTTTCTTCGGTATTATCGCTTACGCCATTATCCATTGGCTCAAGCTCGCATCCAGATTGAGGATCTAAAATATTAAAAGTTCCATTATGACGCTTCATTAATATAGCAAACCTAACAGTATTTGCGACAGTTTCGCCATCATCTTTTTGAATAAAAATTTCAGAACTTAAGCATATTGTAATTCTTCCGACATTAGGATTGCTTATCGTGTGAGAAAATATTTTAGCACCTTGCTCAATTGCATCGTCGATAATACCATAATCCGCTTTTGCATCGCCAGATGAATATGGGCCAGCCCCATAAAGAAGTTGTTTGTATTCTATAAAGGTATTTATTCCAGGAGAGAGTATTTTAGTTTCATTATCTGCACCCGCTTTTAGTTCTGGCACGATTTCTTGCTCGGATAATATATAATTATACGTACCCTCTTCTTCTGCACCAAGAGGAGTATTTTTTACTTGCACATTATTTAAGAAAATGCCTTCCTCTACGTTAGAATCTGCGACTAATGCGCCATACTTATTAACAAAACCTTCAATTGGCCCCTCGCATAAAAGATCTAAAATTTCAGTTTGCACATAAGATTGCAGTGTGTCTGCATTTTTAGAATTACTAAATTTTATAGTTCTATTTGATGAACTAATTTGAGACGACCCAATTTTTAATCTGCCGTATCCAACAGGAACAGGAAAACCTTGAGCTCTGCGATTTTGTACTCCGCCAAGTAAAAAAGATTTTGTAGTAGTTGAATCTTTACGCTCTATCTTTGGAGGTTTAAAAAGAGCTTGCATTATAAAGGATAATGCAATATTTACGACAACCATAGCAACGATTGCGGCGGCGCCTTTAAAACCTAAAAATGTAAAAGCTGCAACTGGCGCAGCGCCTTCCACAATAGGCAAAATATGAATTTCCTTGGATCTGCTATAATGTAATTCTTTTTCTGTGTAAACATCTTTTTCGGAGGAGGCATCTTCGGGACGTTTTTTTAATAATATATATTTTTTTTGCTCGAAAAGTTCTTTGCAAAGATACTCTAAAAACCCTTCAGAGTTTACATCTATAGCTCTCATCGCTTCTGGAATAGTATCCACAGCGAGCTTCCACTTTTTACCAAAGCGTTTACCTAATTTACCATGTAAATATACCGTCTTCACCTTACCTTAAACCTTATATCTTTATACACCTACAGAATCGTAAATGTAAAAATCATCATCTCTTAAACTATATATTAAATATGGAATACATAATTCATCGCACATTTTCTTATCTAATTTAGAAGGCTTAGCAGAACTATTCACATGAGAATGATAAACATATAATACATTATAATCTATTAAAATTTTTGGATTTATAGCAAAATGAACATCTCTTCTTTCACTTAAATTATCACAAGGCTTAAAATATAAACCAGAATCATTATTAAAAATTACGCCACAAGATTCTTGATCAGGAAATTTATGGGCATAAGATTTTATTTCATCAAGAATATATTCAGGAATATTATTCAACAGGATATCTTTCTGTTCCAGGAAAACCACCAAATCGAATACCACGATGAGTTCGCTCGATTTTACTATGTTTCAAGAATGGATTTATGCTTTTAATAATACGATTTTCATTTTGCCCACTAGAGAGCCAATGATCTCTGCCCCAATCTTCTTTTGTCCGAGTATCACCATCGGCAACTTGATTATTATATGCGTTAATTAAATCCGCGTGATCATCAACATATTGCTCATAATCATGACCGTCACCTGGATCAAATCTTTTCTTACAAGCTTCAATACTTTTTTGACATTCATCTTTTAACCAATATTCTTTATCAAAAAATGGGTGATGCTGACTAGCCAATGAATGCGTTTGAACACAAACAAACACATGAGGCGTTGATTTGTATGGATTATTAGAATTTCTAGGAGTTATTTTTACTGTGTCTCCTAAATTATAACCATCTGGACTCTCGGCGTTTTTCGATTTTCCGTTCCGATTCCACTCTGGGATATCTAATAAGCCTCTAGAGTAAACATCAGGATCAACATAACCCAGATCGTAAACCCCTTGTGTATCAGTAATTTCTGCATTTTTAGCGAATCCTTTAGTTAGATCCTTACTGTCAATAGTTTCAATCGCTAAACCTTTATATCCGCAACCAACAGAACATCTATACGTCCAATTACAATAATTTGACAATACAACTCTAGCAGGCACTCTAGATTCTTCTAATTCTAAAGCGGAGACTAATTCAAACTGAATATGATCCTTAGTTTCTTCTGTTTTTTTATTTATAAAATATACATCATCGGGCAAATGAGAATCTGGATCTGATTCGCCAAACGGATTTTTACCTTTTTCATTTAAGTTTCTGTTTTGAAAATTATCATCATCTAAAAATCTAGCATAAGTTCTCTTTCTTGTAACCTTGCAATTCGCGAAGTCATCATTGGAATGAACTATATTTGATAATAAACCTTCTGGATTGGCAATTGTAAGCTTGGGCCTTGGTAGCCTTCCATCTGCCCGAGCCTCAAACTCTTCCGCTTTAATAGGGAGTGGTTGATAAGCATAACCTTGCCAATAAATAGGATTTGTTCCATTTATCATTCCGCAAAATCTGTAAATAGGTTCAGACCCAATATTTACACCCTCTAAATCCTTCAGCATTTCAAAAGAGTGTTGTATATTACTAAAGTCTATTTCATACAGATCGATTACGACATCTGGATTGAGAGATGCGAGTTGTTTATTTAGATTTGAAATTGCTTTACTCATTATAATGGAGATGAAATATATATTTTAAGTTCGCCAGTTTGTGGGCTGTAAGCTGTAGAACTATTAATCTCTATATCACAATAGTAATATCGTTCATTATTTGAAACTATCAAATCTCCCTGAACGACATTCGAGTTATTCGTCCAATTA